CACTAGCAATATTCAACTTGTTCGTCAGTTTGAAAAGATGGGTGCTGACATTACAGAGACCACCCCGTCTGGTCAAAAGTCAGCATCTAAAGACCAACTAAAAATGTTGGTTCGTGATGGTTCTCCAGAAGTAAGACAACTAGCAGAGATTGTCCTAAAGCAACGCAAGGCTGACAAGTTGGCTAATACTTACTTCAAAAACTTTCTTGAGGGAAACATTGACGGAATTGTTCACCCGTCTATTCGTACTTTGGCTGCTCGTACTGGTCGTATGTCAATTACAGAACCTGCTCTACAGACTTTGCCATCTGGAGATGCTACCGTTCGCCGTGCGTTTATCCCTAAAGATGAAGACCACTTGATTGTGTCTTCCGACCTTGACCAAGTTGAGTTCCGCCTAACCGCTAACTTTAGCCAAGACCAAGACCTAATCAACCTGTTCAATGAGGCTGACCGTACTGGTGGAGATGTTTTCACTGAGATTATGCGTCAGGTATATCAAGACCCAACTGCTCAGAAGTCAGACCCTAGACGCAAACTTATCAAGGGTGTGGTTTATGGAAAGTTGTACGGTGCTGGTGTAGCAACTATGGCTCTAACTGCTGGCGTAGCAGATGCTCAAATGAAAACAGTTGTCGACGCTTTTGACGCCAGTTACCCTGGTGTGCGTATGATGGCTCAGGCTATTGAAGATGCTGGTATGCGTCGTCTTCGTTCAGAGGGTGTTGGTTATGTCCAAACTAGAACAGGTCGTCGACTACCTTGCGATGATGACCGTGTTTATTCTCTTACCAATTATTTGATTCAGGCCAGTGCTGCCGAAGTGTTCAAGCAAAACCTAATCAAACTTGACCAAGCAGATTTGACTGATTTTCTCATTGTCCCCGTTCACGATGAAATTGTGCTAAATGTCCCAAAGAACGATTACGAGGAAATTATGGAAACTGTAAAGCAGTGTATGACTACTCGCGAGGGTTGGGCTGTGCCATTGACTGCTGGAGTAGATGGACCTTTCGAGAACTGGGGTGCTAAGTACGATGAGTAAAAAACTAATCTTGAGCGTTGACCCCGGTAAAGCAAGTGGTATTTGTCTATTTCAATATGAGCAGGGTTATGAGCCAAAACTGCTTTGGTCTGGAGAGTATCAGCCAGAGGAATACGCCACTCCAATAAGGTCTGCTATTCGTTCTTCGGTTGAATACGGATTCCCACTAGAAGTTGTATGTGAAAGATTTACTATCAACGCTCAGACCGTAAGAAACTCACAGGCTCCGTATTCTTTAGAGCAAATTGGTGTCCTAAAGCAGATTATGTTAGACCACAAAATGCCTACCGAGGCAATAATTTTTCAGTCTCCTGCTGATGCCAAGGCTATGTTTCCCAACGAAAAGTTGAAAAAGATTGGATACTGGCACAAGGGTGGAGAGGGACACGCCCTTGACGCAATCCGACACGCCGTGCTACGATTAGCCAAAAGTGGTTGGATTCCTGCTAAACTTCTTGATTAGTTGGAGATACTATCCAAAAAAGTAAATAACTATCTAAATTTCGTGATAGTATGTATGTAATGACGAAAGGAAGCCACCTATGGCTATCAGTGTAGAACTAGACGAAACTGGTTCAAACATTATTATTGACGCGGATTGGCGTTTCAAAGAACTCTGTAAGAGCCTACCCGGAGCATCTTTTGATGGCTCAATTAGCAAATGGAAAGTACCTGTATCTTGGTCTGCTTGCCTTGCTCTACGCTCTACTTTCAAGGAAGAATTGGTACTGGGAGACGCCCTAAAAGCGTGGGCTACAGACCAAAAAACTACCCGAATTGACCCCTCAATGGCTCTTAGAGACCTTGAAGTTTTGCCTGATGGTGAGACTGGCAACGAAGACTTATTCCCTCACCAGAGGGCTGGAGTCAAGTATTTATCGGTTGCTAAGCGTGCTCTACTCGCTGATGAACCGGGTCTAGGTAAGACCGCTCAGGCTATCCGTGGCATCAAGCAAATCCAAGACAATGGAGATGCTGTATTTCCAGCACTTATTGTCTGCCCGAATACTTTGAAAAAGAACTGGAAACGAGAGTTTGCTAAGTGGTGGCCAGAGGTAAAGGTTCAGATTATTTCTGGAACCGCTACTCAACGCCGCAAGCAGTTCGAGGAACAGGCTGACATCTACATCATCAACTGGGAGTCTCTACGCACCCACTCACGCCTAGCACCTTATGGCTCTATCGCTCTTGCTCGCTGTAAAGCCTGTAAAGGTCACGATGACCGAGTCACTGAAAACAAGTGTGAGGTTCACGAGCGTGAACTAAACCGTATTGATTTCAAGGCTGTTGTAGCAGACGAAATTCACCGCTCAAAAGACCCTAAGTCAAAGCAGAGCCGTGCTTTGTTCGCAGCGACTGGAGATGCCGAGGTTCGCTTTGCTCTAACTGGTACTCCTATTGCTAACAATGTTTTGGATATGTGGGCGATTCTTCACTGGATAAACCCTCAGGAGTTTCCTACCAAGACCAAGTGGATTGACCGTATGGTCGACACAATGCTAAATGCCTTTGGTGGAATGATGGTTCTCGGACTAAAGCCACATATGGAAGAAGAGTTCCACAAAACTGTAGACCCTATGATGCGTCGTATGCTCAAGGCTCGCGTACTACCTTGGTTGCCAGAAATGGTATTTGAGCGTCGTGATGTGGAGATGTCTACTAAGCAGAAAAAGGCTTACGAGCAGATGCGTGACAATATGATTGCTCTGCTTGAGGCTGAGTCTGGAAGTTCAGACACTCTTGTCGCACCTAGCGTTCTGACTCAGACTACACGCTTGCTTCAGTTTGCCAGTTCCTACGCTGAAATTACGGTAGATGAAAAGACAGGCGAACCTAAGGCTATTTTGTCAGCCCCCTCTTGTAAGGTTGATGCTCTAATGGATGACATCAAAAACGGAGACTTCGGAGACGACAGCGTTGCTGTTTGTGCCGTATCTCGTCAGTTGTTGGAAATTCTTAGCGAAGAACTAGACAAGGCTAAAATCCCACACGGAATGATTACTGGAGCACAGAACGAAGACGAGCGTCAAGAGGCTATTGACGACTTCCAATCTGGTCGCACTAAGTGGATTCTGTTTACAGATAAGGCTGGTGGTGTTGGTGTTACCTTGACAGCAGCACGCAGACTCGTTATGCTACAAAGACCGTGGTCTCTTGTAGACCACAAGCAAGCACTAGACCGTGTTCACCGCATCGGTTCTGAAATTCACGACTCCGTTGTGATTATGGACTATGTTACTGAGGGCACAATCGAAGAGCGTGTAATCCAAGTTCTTGAGACAAAGGCTGAGAACTTTGAGCAGGTTGTTCGCGATAAGAATAAATTATTAGCATTGCTAAAAGATGACAAGGCTGGTACTCTTTAGATATGAGTGATGAAATGACACAAACTCCAGAACCATACCGTTTATCCAATTCGGAAATTCAGGTATTCAAAGACTGTCGACGCAAGTGGTGGCTTGGCTACTACCGCCGTCTACAGCCAAAGCAAAAGCAATTCACTGGTGCTCTTGCTCTAGGCTCTCGTGTTCACGAGGCTCTTGACCGACACTACTCGACTGGGCAAGATTTGCTTGAGGCTCACGCTGAACTTGTCCAAAGAGATTTGGAAAAGTTGATGGCTGAGTATCGAGACACTTATGACCTAGAGGCTGAAGCAGAACTTGGTCGCATTATGCTTGAGGGCTACCTTGAGTGGATGGCTACCGAGGGAATTGATGCTGACCTTGAAATGATTTCTACCGAAGAAATTATCGAGATGCCGTTGTTTGATGGTGAGGTAGTGCTACAAGGTAAGTTGGATATGCGTGTCCGTCGTAAGAGCGACGGTGTCCGTATGTTCCGAGACTTCAAAACTGTCGGTGGTTCGTTTGCTGACTTCGCTAACCAAGCACAGATGAACGAACAGATTCTTACTTATATGTTGCTTGAGTCTGCTCAGAACAAGAACCCTGAGGAACGCTCTGAGGGTGGCATCTTTACAATGCTAAAGAAAGTAAAGCGTACTGCTAACGCACGCCCACCTTTCTATGACCAGATTGAAGTCCGCCACAATCAGTACACAATGCGTTCTTTCTGGCAAAGAATTCACGGAACTATCTCTGACCTAATGGGCGTCAAGAAAAACCTTGATGCTGGGGCAGACCCTAATTTTGTCGCTTACCCAAGTCCTGGAAAGGACTGCAAGTGGAAGTGCCAGTTCTACACTATTTGTCCGCTTATCGACGACGGTTCCGCCGCCGAGGCAGCAATCAGTGAGATGTACGAGGTCGCCGACCCGTATGGTTATTACAAATCAGAAGACGAAAAGAAAGGTAGCGAGAACTAATGTCAGAAGTACATCGTTCTTTAACCATGATGGTCTATGGAGAGTCAAAGGTTGGTAAGTCCACCTTTGCTGTCACAGCACCATATCCTCGCCTAATGCTAGATGTTGAGGGTGGGCACAGATTCCTACCAATCAATGTCAAGTACTGGGACCCAATGCGTGAGGAGCCACCTGTGGCTGACGGCACTTGGGACACTGTAGTTGTACAGGTTCGTGACTACGATGTAGTCCTAAAAGCGTTCCAGTGGCTACAATCTGGTAAGCACCAATTCAAGTCGCTTATCATCGACTCCATCTCTGAACTTCAGGTGAAGTGTATGGACAACATTGCTGGTACCGAGCAGATGAAGATGCAACAGTGGGGAGAACTACTTCGCCACATGGGACATCTACTACGCGACCTACGCGACCTAACCTCGCACCCTACTCAGCCACTAGAGGCTGTAGTCATGACTGCTATGGCTAGCCGTGGTCAGGACAATCGTATGCACCCTTATCTACAGGGTCAGTTGAAAGTTCAGGCTCCGTATTTCTACGATGTTCTTGGCTACATCTCTAACGAGACTATTCCAAATCCAGACCCAACTCAGTTGCCTTACAAGGCACGCCGTATGTATGTGGAACGCACGGATGAAGTTGAGGCTGGAGAGCGTGTTCAAGGTCGTCTAGGTGCTATTGTCGAACAAGAAAACCTCGGCGTTGAGCGTATGCTCGACATGATTTTCGGTCCAAAGACTGAGAAAAAGAAGTCGGCTTAGGCAACTAACCGATTTACCCACCCCCTAACACAAAGTAAGGAAAGTGAGTGCTATGAGTAGCATTAACTGGGCTGATTTGGTAAAGGATGCTGGCGACACCGCTAGCGGAAATTACGAGCCGTTGCCCGACGGCGATTACGACCTCAAGGTCATTGAAGTCAAGAGCACAGTCACCGCTAGCGGTAAGACTATGTTCAAGTTGACCACTGAGGTACAGGGCGGTGCTTACAACAAGCGTCGCATCTGGGACAACCTAGTTGTCTCCCCTGAGAACAAAAACGCACTTGCTATCTTCTTCGGAAAGATGGCAGCACTAGGTGTTCCTCGTGAATACTTCAACAACAACCCAAGCAACGCTCAGATTGAGGCTTCGCTTGATGGTAAGTTGTTCCGTGCTAAGGTCGGTTCTCGCACTTGGAACGGTGATAAGCGTAACGAAATCACCAAGTACTACATCGCAACTGCTGGTGCTGCTGTCTCGGCTCCTGCGGTTTCTCCAAACACTGCTGGTGCTGCGGTTCCACCGCCACCACCAGCCCCGGCTCCTGCTCCAGCCCCTGCTAGCCCTCTTTCGGCTCCAGCAGACGCTCCGTTCTAGGAACCACTTATGAGGAACACCGCCCACTATAATGAGTGGTGGGCGGTGTCCCTTTTTAAATACACATAAGGAAGCGATGTCAAAGATTTTTCTAACTGGTATGACAGCACCTCAAGCGTCTCCCAGTGCCAACTCAAAGTCTCTAAGTTTTGCTGGACTATTAAATAAAGTCCTTACAAGTGCTGGTCACGAAGTTACTTGGGCTAGCCCTAGCGTCTATATGACTGAAGAATCTCTAGAAAAATTTGATGCCGTGCTTGTAGGTATTTCTCCAATAGGTAGCGTAGGTGCTAACCGAGTTTACGGAGCACTGAGTGTAATAAACTCACTAAAAAATTCAGACAAACTGACACTCTTTATAGATACTCCAAACACAAGCCAAATTGAGCCAAGCCTAAAATCCGTAGTGTCAAACCCAGAGACACTCACAAAACCTTTCTTTTCTTATCGAAAAGAGTACTCAAATGTTGTTGCCGATAAAGACCTACTAAATTCGGTGCTATCTGGTGCTAAGTACTTGTACGAAGAAGATTGGGTAACTACGATTTATCCAAAACTTCCTTGGAAAAATAGCATAAGGATATGTAATAACGCTAAGAAAAACTTGATTGGCATAAATCTTGACTCACACATAATTGTCGAACCTCAGGGTAATTTTGATAGAAGACCTAAATGGTCTATCGACACTGTGACGACAAACTGGGCGAAGTCAACCGTTGCTGGTCTAGTTCTACCAAATTCGCTTATGAAGTGGAATAAGGCTTGGACAGATACTCAGGTGTTTGAGCAAATTTCTCGTTCCATAGGAGCAATTATTTCTCCAGATAAAAAAGATGGAACTTACTGGTCTTATAGATATATCCAAGCGATGAATTCAAACACTCCTGTATTCACAGACTGGAAAGAGAGCGGTTCGCTTGGAGACGCTTGGAACATATTAGCAACTCACATAGAGTCTATGAGCCAAGAAAAAAGAGATTTGATTGCTACTGCTCAGCGGGATATTTATCTAACTAGCGTACCTAGCAAGCAAAGTGCTGTAGAGATTCTACAGAAAACTATATTTAGGAAAGACTAATGCCAAAAATTGACCTTGATTGGGTAAAAAGCCAATTCTCAAAAATCAACATTCATAAGGGTACTGGGTTAGCGGTGATTGAGTTGCTAAAAACTTGGGAAACCTTGGACATCAAAAAGCCAGAAACGGCAAAAGTTGTACTAGCAGTTTTTTCTGAACTTGCTCAGGGGCACGCAATTGTGCCTCAAGACAACTTTGCTTGGACTCAGGTTCGTCGTGGAGACATAAAAGTCAGAGAAATTGTCAGAGTAAAGTCAGATGCTTTTACTGGAGAGGCTGGTCAAACTCACAACGGAAGAGTTGGTGTAATTATTGCTATTCGCTCAGGAGACATTATTGTCGACATCACTGATGAGCAAGAGCCAGTACTAAAAGGTGTCCACTACCAGCCTGAGTTCCTAGAAAAGAGAGTTTCAATCTAATGAAAACCAAAATGACTTTTGAAGTAGATGGCAGCAACAAAGTCGAGATTGAACGCAAAACTTTATCTGTAATTGCTAATTTCTTAGGCATCGAGCCAGACGAAGTAGAAACTAAGTGTGATATCGAAATGCACATTGAACTTAGTATCTTGAGTGGTGGCTACAAAGCAATTGTTTATGTAAGGGTAAAGTAGTGGGAAATTCTGCGGCAGAAAACAAGTCTTGGGCTTCTACTGTAATAACAAAAATGAAGCCTAAAACTGTTTTGGACATTGGCCCTGGCGAGGGTATTTATGGAAAAATTGTCCGTAAATATTCACCAGAAACTGAAAAACTCGTTGGTGTAGAGATTTGGGGTCCTTACATAGAGCAGTTTCGACTTCGAGACTTCTACGACGAAGTATGGATTTGCGATGCCAGAATCTACCCAGACTACAAATATGACTTGGTGATTCTTGGAGACATCCTTGAGCATATGTCTAGAGAAGACGCCGTGGCTTTATGGAATAAAGTCTCTAAAGAGGCTAAATACGCTTTGCTATCCATCCCTATTGTTCACTTCCACCAAGAGGCAATAAATAACAATCCCTACGAAGTTCATGTAGAAGAAGACTGGACACACGAAGATGTTATGAAAACCTTTACTGGAATAGTGGCTTCAGAGCAGTTCGAGTGGACTGGGATTTATTTAGCAAAGTTTGACAAGTCTACATAAAAACACTAAGATTTATAACACAAATGACGAAAGGACAACAATGCAAACATTTGTACCGCTAACCAGTAGCGTCAACGACATCGCAAAGGTGCTCGACAACAGACGCCTCAACAAGCAAGCCCTTGAGGGCTGGCAGATTCTTATGACTCTGCTAGAACTAGACCCGCAAGGCAACCACCGTATACCTAAAGGTTGGTATAACCACCCTGCCGTAAAGATGTGGCGTGGACACGAAATGGCTTTGTTTATGTATATTCACGCAATGGTAGAAGAGTGGAAGTCTCGTGGCTACAAATCCACTATCGGCACCAAGGCTTGGAGTACTATTCAAGTTGCTATTTCAAAAGGTCTTATCAACAGTAGCGAACTAGATGCTCCACAGTGGATTGAGAACAAACAACTGTTTGAGCAAATTGCTTCTAGTCACCGTACCGCTCTGCTCAATAAAGATTATGAGTGGTACTCACAGTTTGGTTGGGCTGAAGACACTGGTACTAAGCCAGAAACTTACGACTACATATGGCCTGTTGATTAAATAATAAACGGCGTGTTGAACCACTTTATTCTATAAAACAAGATATTCTTTTATAGAGGTAATATCTATGAAAGATTCACGAGTTGGCGAAGCCCTATGGAGTGAGTGGTTTGGCAACGGATATCAAAAGTCCGACCCAAACTCTGTTGTGTTTTACACCGAGGGTCATATAGATATTCACAATGAAATAGTTAGAAGAGCACTAGCCTCTGCCATACAGAGAGACGGTATATCCGACTCCTTGGGAGAGGCTTTTCGCTTACTTGACGGGACTGTCACTGTAGTAATTGGAAACGCAGGATTTGTCGACGGAGAGTATGAACTCACCCAATGTGAGGAAGACGGAATGACGCCACACGAAGATATCGCAGAAAGCGTTATTCCTATCACTTGGGTTGAGGTCTATGACAATCGATGAAACTAAATGGCAAGCCGACGGGCTATGTACCAAAAAAGAAAATAAGCATCTAATTGACAACTTTTTTTCTGATAAACCAGAAGAAAAGTACGCAGCAAAAAACTTATGCTTTAGTTGTCCAGTTCGCAAGGACTGCATAAAGTACGCCCTTGAAGAAAAGCAAATCTGGGGTGTTTGGGGCGGTAGAGATGAAAACGAAATTCGTAGAATCTTATCTGTAGACGCTAACGGCGATGAGTGCCGTAGGGGTAGATATCCACAATGCCCATTTTGTTTTGCTCGCACCAGCAAACTAAAAACTTATATTGTTGACTTACCCGGCGGTGGTCGATGGACTACAGCCCGTATGGTTGAGTGTACTGATTGTGGGTTTGCTTGGCGTAGTCGCACGAGTGCCAACGCTGTAAATGCTTACCACTCCATAAAAAGCGACAAGAAAAAAACTAAGTAATTTACAGCCTTACTGGTATCACACTTATGTTTTCGCGGGCGTCGTAAGAGCCACCAAATACAAGTGTCAGTAGACCGGGCTTTGATTCAAGACCAGCACGGTCTCTAAACCACTCTGAGCCTGGGTCTGTAGTTGGGCATTGAAGCCACAGGCGGTCGCCAATATCCATTGTGCGGAAGTTGTGGAAGTGCCCTGAAATCCAAATATCTGCCCCGCCTAATGCCGTTTTACCAGCAGATTGTTGAGACAAATACTTTAGGACATTGTTCTGGTTTGCTTGGTGTCCGTGGAAAAGACCTAGCATAGTGCCATCAATATCTACCGTTAGAGTTTGATGTCCAGAGGCTGGGTAGCGAAACTCTACATGGGATAGCAGTGGATTTTCAGCACAGGCATCTTGTACCGATGAGGCAATTTCAACATTCCAGCCGTCTGCTGGGTCAGCCACTACTTGACGAGTAACTTCGTCGTGGTTTCCATTGACAACTGGGACTACAATCCTTTCAGCATAAGGTGCTAATGCTTTTATTTGAGCCATAAGCAATCTTCTAGCAACTCTCACCTGTTCGGTAACTCCTAGGTCGGATGCTGCCAGACTTTGTAGTCGACCGCCCTGTGAAGTATTTCCTTCAACATGGTCTCCAGGTAGACCTAGAACAATTGTTCCCAGATTCATACCCATTTTTTGTAGACCTTTGAAGCGGGCTACCGATTGTTCTGTCAAATTTAGTATTCGGTCAATTGATTGCTGAGTTCCACCAGAGCCAGTTTTTTTACCAATCTGTTGGTCGCTTGGGAAAAGTCCGAAAGCACCATCGCCTGTGGACATTTTTATTCCGCGACTAGGTCTCCACTTTTTTACTTCATCTATAAGTTTTTCAGCATCTAGTCGCTCTGCCTGTTCTACACCAATAGGGAGTAGATTTACTCTGACTGACTCAAGCCACTCTCCAGAATAAGTTTGCCAGCGTGAGCGACGCAACGAAGATACCGACCAAGCATTTGGGTCTAGGTCAAATTCTTCAAGAATAGTTTTACTGTCTGGCACCTCACCCGCTGGGCGTGGTTTAGAAACAACAAAACCACCCTTAGATTCATCAACATCTAAGCGTGGTCGCCATTCTTCTGGAGTATTTGTATATTTTATGTCTGAACCAGATTTTCCTGGGCTGGACATATCTTCAAGTCGGTCTGAGATGGTCATTATTTTCCTGACACTAGATTGAAGCAACCGCAGTCTCTACGACGGTGCCTATCAACGGTGCTGAGGCTTATATCATAACCCTCTTCACGAAGAATTTTAGAGATTGAAACATTTGTTATTCGACCTGGAGTACCCTCTGGGGTGTCTAAGGTTTCTTGTAAAGACTTTTTGTCTTTTTCTGATAGTGCTTCTCCGCCAAGCATAAGCCCAATTTTACAAAGTTTTATGTTTGATTCTTTAGACGCTGACTGAAGTCTGTCTGATATGGACATATCTAAAAATCCTTTGGTCGGTTATGTCATTATTTATGATACTTGATAGCGGCTATGTCGTGGACTTAACTTCTACTTTTTTTGAACGGCGTGTCTTAGGCTCTACTGGCTGGGCTGGAATAAGAAAGTCTTTGATTAGTGTCAGTTCCGTAGTTGTCTTTAGTACATGAGCCTCGATGGTATTGACTCGGTCTGCTAGAGAAGAGCCACCATTTTCCCAGAGTTGATGCTCGACTCGGTCTAGACGCTCGGCTATGGTGCGACCATTTTTGTCTACTCCAATTGCGTCGCCAATTCTTCTAGCCACTCTGTAGATGGCAAATAGGGCACCGATGATTACACCAATAGCGGTGACGACAGCAGCAACAGTCAAAATCAGTTCTTGAGCCATAGGTTAAAATGGAACTCCCACTCGGTCTTCCAGAGAAGAAACTTATTATTTATATTTTATCTAATAAGTCAAAACCTTATTTTGAGAAACAAGCCGCGTAAGTTGGGAATTCTTCCGTAGTAAGTGCTACTATGGTGGTTCTATAGAAACAAAAACGATTGAGAGACAGGTAATGTGGAAAGGATGTTTAGACACTGATGTCTTCTGACCACAAAGAACGGCTGAAAAAAGCCACAGATTGGTACGCTAAACAAGGGTGGAAAATACTCCCCTGCTACGGAATCAACGATTCTGGGCGTTGTACTTGTAATGGACAACACGACGAGCCAAAAGATGTAGGTAAGCACCCAGCGGTTGGCGACTGGAATAACAGGGCTACCGAGGATTTGACTGTAGTACAGACTTGGTGGCAAAACTCCCCTGACAACAACATTGGTGTTGTATGTCAAAAGTCTGGATTCTTCGTAATTGACATTGACCCACGCTCTGGTGGTATTGACTCTTGGGAAAAGTTCCAAGAACTTATGGAGTATGACCTACCTGAAACCGTAGAGGCTTACACTGGTGCGTACTCTTACAACGGTAAAAACTCTCGCGGTAGGCACATCTACTATCGGGTATCTGACAGTGAAAAACTGATTGGAAACTTGAAAGCAATGAACCTACCTGGCATCGATATCAAGCACAACGGGTATGTCCTACTTGCCCCGTCACGCCACTTCTCTGGAGTTCAGTATGAGTGGGTAGAGGGCAAGGCTCCGTGGCAAATTCCTATTGCGGAAGCCAATGAAAAACTGCTTTCAGTTTTGCGAAAAGGCGGTCGTAGGAACGCTGGAACATCTTTGGGTTCTGGCGACTGGGATGCTTTTGCTGATTTGGATTACCGTGGTGAGTCTGTAGACATTGCTAAATTCTTTGAAGAGGGAATTGACGAGGGTTCTCGTGCGGTAGACATCTATAAGTTGGCTTGTGCTCTCGCCAACAAAATGGGTGTAGACACCGAGTACAAGCGTATGGCGATTGAGACTTTAATGATTCGTTTCAATCACGAAAAAGTTCGCCCGCCGATGGAACTTGAAGGACCTAACTCGTTGCTCATGCACACTCGTCGTGCTATGGATTTTGTTGCTGAAAATCCTGTTAGTGAAAGAATCTGGCCTGGGCTACAAACTTGGGCTGAGCAAAATAAGGCACAAAACGGCATAACATATCAGGGACAGGCTGAGAGAGTGAGCACCTCAGACCCAGATGATGTTGAGATTTACCAAAGCACTGACTTACACGGTACTGTTGGCGGTGCTGTAGATGAGGCTGCTCGCAATGGAATTTCTATCGCTGAGGCTTTTGGTTCTGGTGATATTGATATTCCTAAAGACCCAGATGCTATTACAGAAGCCGAGGGTGGTACACCTGGCAAGCGTTCGTTATCGGACATTGGTAATGGTCGTCGTCTTGTAGATGCTTTTGGCTCTTCTATTCGATACACACCTAGTATCGGTTGGTTTATTTGGAACGGTCAGTATTGGAAACCAGATGCCGAAGATTTAGGTATGCAGGAGTTGGCTAAAAAACTTGCTCCAATTATTGCTTCTGAAGTTGCTCAGTACGACGACCCAGATAAGAAAAATGATGTAGTCAAGTGGGCTAATCAAGCAAAGGCAAATGGTCGCCTAAACGGTGCCATTGAAAGTGCTAATTCTGACCCAAGAATAACTACTCCAGTAGAGCAATGGGATGGCGACAAGCACTTGCTTGGTGTAGCCAATGGTGTAGTGGACTTACGCACTGGTGAACTAATCAAAGGTAAACCAGAACTACATATAACTAAGAGAGCACCTGTTGGGTACACTCAAGGGCTACGAAATGTTCGTTGGGAGCAGTTCATTGACTTTGCTACTGGTGGAGACAAAGAACTACAAGAGTGGCTACAGCGTGCTGCTGGGTACACTCTGACTGGTCTAAATACCCAAGATGTTATGTTTCTTGTCTACGGTCCGCCGGGTTCTGGTAAGAACACATTTGTTGAAGCATTAGTAAAGGCTTTAGGCACTCAGCAGTATTCGTGGCCTTTGGACTCAAGTATTTTGGCTCAAGGAGATGGTCAATCTTCATCTACTGACTTATACCACTGGGCTGAGTTGCGTGGTCGTCGTATGGTTTGGGTAGACGAGTTGCCAGACTCTGAGCGACTAAAGGAAAACTCTGTAAAGAAGTTGACTGGTTCGTCTGAAATCTCGGCTCGTTCTCCAGGTGAGAAGCCATTCACATTTGAGGCTCAGGCTAAGTTGTGGGTTACTACTAACCACCGCCCTATCATCACTGACGAGGCTATGTGGCGTCGCCTTAGACCAATTCCTTGGAGCAATGTTCCAGACAATCCAGACCCAGACCTAAAGGCTTATTTGTTTGACCCTGAGGGTGCTCTTCCTGCTGTCCTATCTTGGGCAGTCGAGGGTGCTATCCGCTATCTAGGTTCTTCTGCCCGTGACCCCCTTGGTTGGTGTACTGCTGTAAAGAGTGCTGGTGAGATGTATCAAAGGAATGAAGACCGAATCGGTATGTTCTTGGAAGAAGAGACTAAAGAGTCCAGTGGTGGCGGTCTATCTGTCAAGTCGCTGTACTCTATTTACCGTATGTGGTCTGAAGACCGAGGCGAAAAGCCTATGACTCAGATTGCTTTCCAGCGTAAACTGTCTGATAGAGGTTTGAACATTGTTGGACAAGGTTCTCGTGCCGAGATTCAGAATATGATTCTGATTCCAAAGGCAGTGCCGACATCTACAGATGTGGACTGGAATGTTGTTACCAGATTTAACCGTTTCTAGACACTTACTCGCTACAGATATGTTGTAGAGTAAAAGTGTCAAGTTGCGGGAGAGCGACAAGACAGGGATTGGGGTTTCTCAGCCCCAATCCCTCCTACTAGAAAGAGATATAGTACAAATATGAAAATTGTTATTGCCACACCTATGTACGGTGGAAACTCTAAAAGTGTTTATGTATCTTGCCTAACAGAACTGACTGGTCTTCTGAATCAGGCTGGACATCAAGTACACCTTATGTCCATCACTAACGAAAGTCTGATTACTAGGGCAAGAAACACCTTGGCTCATATGTTTATGAAAAGCGATGCCGATGCCTTGCTCTTTATTGATGGAGACCACGGTTGGGTTTCTGAAGACATTGTAAAGATGGTCAACTCAGGTAAAGACTTGATTGGTGCTATCTACCCGATGAAGTCAATCAACTGGGAAAATGTTCGCAAGGCTGCCCTTGCTGGTCGACCTAATCTAGAACTTTACTCTGGAAACTTTGCGGTGAACTTCTTGCCTGAGCCTCAAAACTTTACTGCCAATGAGCCTTTCAAAGTTCGTGATGTTGGTACTGGAATGATGTTTATTCGTCGCAATGTTTTGGAAGAAATGGCTAAGTCAGATTTAGTAAAGAGATACAAGAACAATTCTCCTAGCGTTGACATTGCTATGGGTGAAGAAATTGTTGAGTACTTTACTACTTACATCACTCCTGAGCCTGAGTCTATTCTTCTATCTGAAGACTATGCTTTCTGCGACATCTGGCGTAAGTTGGGACACGATGCTTGGGCGGCTCCTTGGGTGAGAATCACCCACGCTGGCGAGTTTAACTTCCCCGGCTATTTCCTAAACACTCTTGAAATTCAAGGTCAGATTCAGGGTTCAGATGATGCTACTTT